ATTCTTTACTAACTTTACTGAAAGAAAACATCGATGGGGATTTAGAAGACCTGCTCATTTAGGACATGATATTATCACTAAAGATTATTGGGACTCACTAGGATGGTATTCTATTTCGGATGCAGGACAACTAAAATATCAATTAGAACTGTCAGATGGGTAATAACAAAAAACCCGCCATGAAGCGGGTTTTTTTACTTTCGTATTTCTAATTTCTATTAGATGAATGAAAGATTTGCAACATTCACACGACCATAGTAATCGGCACTATTGCCCAACGAAGTAGCAGTATCGGTAAATGTAGCTTTTCCATATCTTGTCATCAAGCTTACTTGTGGGTTGTAAGTTGCAGGGTCAAACAATACGTTTGAGCTCATAAGTGGAACGTATGGGCAGTAGAAATAACCGGTATCCATTTCGCCGTTTCCACCTTTGTAACCAACCAAGATTGGCTCAGAACCAGTGTCATGATAGATGTAAGTGTAAACTTTGATAGAACCGTTTAAAGTACCAATCAATTTGGTGTTGTTAGGACCTTCGAATGAACCGCTTACTGCTGGAGCAAATACTGATTTTGCAGCAGATTGTAATACTGAAGCAACGATTGGAGATACAACAATCCAGTTAGCTGCATTACGACGAGTTTTGCGAGCAATCTCGTTTGCAACTTTATTGATTAAAGTACCAAGAACTGCATGACGGTCACCAACATAGTTAGGAACACCAGTGAAAGTACCATTCATGTCGAAAGTTTCAACAGTACCAGCAAGAGCAATCAAGTCATTGATGATTTCGTTGTCGATTTCAGAAACGATTTCAGCAGAAAGAGCTGCAGTGATTTCAGCTTCAAGGTCTAAACCATGTTGTGCTGAAAGGTCTTGCATCGCTTCAACTGTCCATTTAGCTTGTAATTTACGTGAGCCAGCAGTAACAGTTTGTTTCAATACTTCTAATTGCAATTGACGTCCGCCGTACGCTTCGAAGTCAGCTGTAAGAGCTGCAGTACCAAGAGCCATACCACCAGCATTGATTGCACCAGAATACCAACGTTTAGTTTTGCTGTTGTTACCAAATACTTCAGTAGCACCTAAATAAGTACCAGTTACTGGGTCAACTAAACCAGCACCGATGATGTCTTCAGGACCAGCACCTGGTGTTAAGTTCACAGCAGAAATAGTTCCATCTGGATTAGTAACATAACTAACAGTTGGAACATCAGTATTTTGAGAGAAAAGGAAACGTAATGAGTACGCTAAAGATACTGGACCTGACATTGGTTGGATACCAACAAGTTCAGTAGCGATAGTGCCAGGGATAATACGACGAATCATTGGGATAATGATTTTTTGGAAATTACCAATTGCGCCTGCAGCGTTAACACCAGCAGCAGCAGTTTCCATCAACTGTTGTTTAGTGTTTTCCATAATACGGCCCATGTAGGCTTTTTTATGAGCAGGTAATTCAGTTAGTAAAGCTTCTTTGGTTTGTGACCAATTTTCAAAAAGTTCCATATAGTTAACTCCTATTCAGATATATTAAGATTTTATTTTTAAGATGTTATGCCGGCAATTCTTTTTAAGAACGCTAAATCAGCAATAGATTTTTGTTGTTGTTCAGAAATGATTGGCTGTTTAGTTTCATCATCACCAGTTGCAAGAACGACTGCGTCTTCTAAAGCTTTGTCTTCAGAAATAACTTTGTCTTTTGCGACAGTAGCGGATGATTTAGGTGCAGCAGCTTCTTCTTTCAAAATACGACCGATGAAGTAACCATAAGCTTCTTCTAATTTTTCAGTTTCAACGTTTTGTAAAACAAAACTCATTTGCTCACGTTTTGAACCAGAAAGTGGTCTTAACACGTCTTGCATTTTAGCTTCGCGAACTAATTGTGCTTTTTCAGTTTCAACTTCTTGCATACGTTTTTCAGCATCAGCCAATTTACTTTCTGCAATACTTAATTGTGATTGAATAGAAGTTTCATCAACATATGATTTTGAATATTCGGTTACGAACGCTTCAAATACACGTTTACCGAAGTCATTTTGTTTTACAACTTCTAAATCTTCTTTCATTTCTTCAAATTCTTCTGAAAGTCTAACTTCCAAGAAAGAATCCAATTTATCAACTAAAGACTCGATTTCAGACTCAACTTCTTCTGCTAATCTTTTCTTTTCTTCAACTAGTTTACCAGCGAACTCAGCTTCCAAATCGCGAAAACGTTCGATATCGCTTTTCAATTCGATGTATGATTGTTTTAGTTGTTCAGTAACAAATGCATCAACCTTATCGACTAATGCTTCACGAGCAACAACAAATTGTTCAGCTAACTCTGCGCGAACTTCCAAAGATACTTCTTCTCTAATTTCTGCACGCTTAGCTTCAACAGCTTCAGCCCATGCTTCTGAGATTTCGGTTTTTGTGTCTTCGCTAAGTAGGTCTGTTTCTAACAACTTTTGTAAAATTTCATCCATATTTACCTCCAAAGATATATTGATTATCTAAAACCCTAATTCAAGGGTGCTAACTTTATTTATAGTAGTTACCTATAAATTTGATTTTTACTCGTCATTATCTTCTTCAGAAGAAATAGAATCTTCGCCTGAAGGTTTTGATTGAATGCCGGCTATCTCTTTCATTTTAGTGGTAAAAACTGGATGTAAATCCATTTCTGCTTGAGTTGTATTATCTTTAATTAAGCTTTGAATGAAGTTTCTTATTGAATCTTTCGTTTCTGACATATGTGTATCTCCTAAGTTTTATTACGTTTTTGAATATGATGAAATGACTTTCCATCCTTTACTTTTACCCCTAGTTACAGGAAGAGTGTTTTGAACTTGAGCTTTATATCTAAAAATTGAATATGCTAAATCAAGTTCTTGACAAAAGAGCGTTATGTCTCCGGTCTCAATCACTTCTCCGATTGGATTTTCTAATATCCAATTTTTTGCATTATGATTATTTGCTCCTTTCATTTTTATTTTCATAAATTCAGAATGTGTTCTACATCTTTCAGAGTTTTCTTTATTTTCTTTAGACATTCTTTCTGAATTTTTTCTATGATGTTCTGTATTAAATTTATTTTTACCAAGCAGTTTATTACTAATTCGCTGTAGATACTCAAAATCTTCTTTTGTCCTTCCCGATTTGGTTTGTGCCATTCTATCAGTCATTTCTTTTCGTTTTTCGTCAGAAATACATTGAGCTACACCTAACCCTCCTTGTCCGCCAATAGCAATATTATAAGTATCTTCTCGCATAATCATTTCGGCATTTACAATTTTTGTCTCTAACTCGTTCATTTCTTCTTCTGAGGAACAAAAATGTAATATTTCTCTAACAAAATTATTTCTGCCATATTTGGCAATAGCGGTTTTTAGAAGTTTTCCACTACCTAAATAATTATCGTTAAGATTGTTTGTTTTATGTTTTCCTATATAAAATTTATTATTCACTATACATATAGTTCTATAAATTAGATAAAACGAATACATAAATCTCCTACTACAATTATTATAAAAATCTATTTACATTATTAGATTTTATTTATTAGTAATAATATAATTAGCTAAAGCTTTCCAATTACCACTAAAACCGTATTTCTTTAATACTTCTTCATCTGCTTCTCTATACAATAAAGCTGCTAAATCTTCAACATCAGCTGAAGATTTATGTTTTTTACTAACTAAATCATCATACTCATCTTGAATTGATAAATCACTAGGCATCCATTTATCAATCTTGTAAAGTATTGTGTGAAAGTCGTCTTCATTCAGAATTGCCATTGCTTTATCAATGTCTTTGATGCCAGCAATTTCAAATAGTTGTTGAAGAGTTTTCACTATCTTAGTCCTTTAAGCTATGTACATGTAAATTTAAGGATTGAACGCCGTCAAACCCGGTTATTTTTTTACAATGAGCCTGAAGTGCCTCACCAAAACGTACTACTTCATGGTAAAATCTTTCAGTTTTAGGAACACCAAGATACTTATCAAAATCGTTTACCATCATATTGAATTGACCAAGAAGAAGCTCTGCTTCTGATATTAAGTCATATGCAATTTTCTTTTCATCTTTTGATTTAAGATCATTAAAGAGTTTTCCTTTGATTGCTTTTTCTTTAGTTTCAAAATCTTTTTCATCACTATAAATGCTTTGGCTGAAAGCATTTTCATTGATATTAGTAATTCCAGCAATTTTCATTAGTTTTTCAAAGTCTTTCATTTTATAATTCTCCGTATGAAGTGTTCGGGGGTTAAATTTTGTTATTCTGCGTACTCGTCTAAATCACGCTCAATCATTTCTCGTTGACATGCAATAATGTCTGTGTTATTTTTTAAAACATATTCATTTATTTTTTTTGCTGCTTGTTTTAACGCAGGTATTGCATTTTCATCAATGATAACAGGGATTCCTTCTTTGACATGACGCAATAAACCACCAACAAACTTATTGTCGTATTGAATTGGCACCTGTATTGTTGTGCCAAAAGAACCATTGCCTTTAACAAAATTTCGTGATTGACGTAAAACTTCAACTTGTGTCCCGTTAGCAATTAATGGTTCAATTAATTTTCCAAATAATTGTTTTTCTTTTGAAATTGCTAAATTTTCCGCATCTTCATTGTAATCTACTTGATGTTTACGTGGACCTGGTTCTTCACCTTGAATTGTATAACTAATGTTATATTCTTTACTATCAGGAGAAGCTATTTTGGTTACTTCATCAATGATTAGCGATTTACTGGTTTTCAATTGTTTTTTGACAAGTTTCTTTTGAATAAAAAACAATAGAATATCATTATGCTCAGCAAATCCTAACGATGCTTCTTGTAAAGTTACCTTTTCAAACAGTTCATTAATTTTCATTATTCTGCGTACTCGTCTAAGTCTCTTTCAATTAATGCTCGTTGACATGCAACGATGTCGGTATTTTTTTGAATACAAGAATTGATAATATCAGCCGACATTCTTAATTCACTACTGGCATTTGGGCCAACTAAAATTGGTTTTTTAGATTTAAGATGATGCAATAAGCCCCCTTTAAAATTATTATCATACTCCCACATATCAATAAAAACTCCTAAAGAGTTTTTTGATTGTTGCCCATTTTCAGTCCAACTAACAGAAAAACTCATATCAGTTCCGAGAAGTACTTTAATTTGAGAAATTATAGAATTATCTCCATAGGGATGCATTAGCGCTTTCTTACTTGGATTATGCCATATAGGCATCTTCTTAAGTCCATTTACATAAATCTGATAATCATTCCATCCACGTTTCCATATATCAATATCAGTTATTTCTAATTTCATCATACTACGTGAATCACGTACTGCCATGTTTTCATTATGCATCACTAATGTTTTTCCAATAAGTTTTTCTTTTATATAATTTAAAACGTATAGGTCTTTATTAAACTTAGTTGGTGCTGCTTCAGTAAATAGTTCGTTAATTTTCATTATTCTGCGTACTCGTCTAAATTCTTTTCAATTAGTTCTCGTTGGCATGCAATGACATTTACGTTATTCTTAATGGCGTCATTGACAATCTTTGCTGCCTCTAATAATTGTTCTGATGCTTTAGCTCCAACTATAACCGGAACTTTATCTTTGACATTAGACAATAAACCGCCAACATAATTGCCAGGATATTGAGCTTTTATTTTTACTCCATCAATGCCTATCATCCCTTGTGATTGATAGTTTTGACTTTCATATCCACCCACTTTACTACCTTTTGGTAAAAAGCTTTTTATCTTCTTGAGCATGCCTTGTTGATATTCTTTATGCTCTCTTAGCGGATGCCAATCTATAGTTTTATCATAAATGATTAACAATTTCTCAGGGTCACGAAAAGAATTAAATGCAACATTTTTTATAATGACTGCTGATGATGGGTCAGATAAAGTAACTCGGGTAAGTTCTTTACCAATAAGTATTATCTGTAACGCATCTCGTAAAGTATCATTCCAGTCTGCCCAACCTGCTGATGAAGTTGATGCCTCAGTAATCAAAGACAGAGCTGAGTCAATATCCTTAATACCTGCAATCTCAAACAGCTCTTTCATTGATTTTTCTGATTTCATTTTGACTTACTCCGGTTTTCCTGCTACAAAAAATGTCATGATATTTCCAACTGTTCCATTGCCTTCCCAAGTATCACCCTTAATATACCCGCCTTTTGGTTGAGTTATAAGATATCCTTCATTACGTAAAGAATTGTAGAACTTATCTAGTATTTTGTTAAATGCTTCATAAGAATTGTGAATGTTATGCAAATCATTTGCTTTTGTAATAACTGGTATTCTAAATCTAGCAACAGGTGTTTTTCCATCAAGAAAATCTTTATCTACAATTAGCTTATACATTTTATTCGACAGGTTTTCAGTTTCGCTGGTTCTAAGCGAACCAAAATCTTTTTCAAATGCTGCACTTATTTTATCGGCAATTTGTTTTGTAGTAAGGTCGACTTCTCGTAGATTAACTTCGGTAATCAAAGATAGAGCTTTATCAATATCTTTAATACCAGCAATTTCAAACAATTCTTTCATTGATTTTTCTGGTTTCATTTTTATTTTCTCCCTGGTTCTTTATTTTTTTGTAACTATTGATAGTAAGAATTTTTTGATTTCTTTTTCTAAATGCTTTTGAGCACTTTTGTCTTCTACCACAATTTCAGCTAAGGTTACTATCTTTTGATTTTCTAAGCTTTCACGAACAAGGTTAGGGCGAGCATCAGGAGCTGAAGGATTATCAACGATATCAACAGTCACAAAGCTAAAGCCAGATACTTTACCGTCAGCACCGACTGAACCTGTACCACGAGAAGAAACACCAAGTCTAACACCACCTTCAAGAATCGCTTTTGCAATTTGACCAGATGGAGTATTCAAAAGTTTCATTTTACCAACTACGTTTGAACCATCCATTCTCATTTCAGTAATAGCATGAGATACGTTGGCAAGGTTGATAGCGATATTGTTAGGGTGGGTCAGCTCACCCATGATTAGCTGACCGCTTGCAATCTTTTTAGAGTTTTCTTCAACAACTTTCAACATTTCTGCTAATTGATACTCGCGGCCATTTCCATTGATAACGCCTGCTTGCATCATAATGCCAGAAAGATAATAGTTTTTGCCATCATCAATGCTTTCAATTAAGTTAGCTTGATCAGGAGTTAGGTCTTCAGTAAGTAATATTTGTTGTGACATGATATTGTCTCTCCATGTATTTGTAGATTTTTAAGTGATTATCTATTTAGGATAATCTTTGATTTTTATAGACCTAAATTGTCCATGCCACCACCGGCTCCTGGTGCTCCAAGTCCCATGTCGTCAGCTCCACCACCAAGACCACCACCTAAATCACCACCAAGACCACCACCTAAATCATCACCTGGAGGAGGGCTTCCTCCTCCCATGTCCATACCTAACTCATCTCCGCCTCCGCCTCCACCAGCCGGAGCTTCATCTGACTCGATATGTTTAGGTTTGATTTTCGCGGCTTGTCTAGCTTCCATTTGAACTGGGTCATAGATTTGACGTAAATCAGAAACATTAGCATCTTCATCAATCTCAAGTTCTTGTTTGAGCATTTTCTCATTCATTTGCAAGTCATCTTCAGTTAAGCCTAAGTAACGTTTTAGTTTCCATCTCATTGACAACTGTTTGACATCTTCAATCGATTTGAATGCATTGATTAAGTCTGAGTCAAGAGCATTTTGACGGTAGATACCAAAGTTTTGTGGTTCAGGTAATCTAAGAAGGAATAACCAATCTTCGACATTGATACCAATCGTTTTGAGATAGAGTTTGAACTGTTCGTCCATCACACATTCAATCTTGTTCTGTAATCGACGGATGTAGTTGGCAAATCGTAACTCGTCAAGAAGTGCAACACCTAACTTACCGTCATTGTATTGTTGAGGTTGTGCATCTGCTCCACCTAAGTAAGAGGTTGGAACACGTAAGCCTTTGTAAAGCTTTTCACGGAAGTATTTCAACTCATTCAATTCACCCAAGTTTTCGCCACCTGGCAATACTTCTACACGAGAAGAACGACCTGAGGCAGTCACTGGAAAGTAATAGTCTTCAGAGATACTGTTAGGATTATAAGTTCCGTCGATGACGTCTTGATTGTTGGTTGTGTTAGGCATTCTCTTTTGACGTATCTCATTCTTGATGTTCTCAAGATATTGCTTAACACGTTGTTGAGGCATATTACCAACGTCAACATAGAAGACTCGACGTTCAGGTGCCCTAACAAGACGGTAGATGATGACAGAGTCTTCTAACATTGAAAGCTGTTTGAAGGTTCTAAAGATTGGTTGAAGAACACTTTCGCCGAATGGAGCACTTTCACCCATGTCATCAGACAGGGTAAAGTGGATAATCCCTGCAGCAGGTACGACCTCTACATCAGTCACCTTACCTGCATATCCAACCATTCCACCACCATCGCCTTTTAGTTGGTATGCAACTCGGTCACCATTTTCGTCAAGATAGATACCCAATACTTTAGATGGGTCAAGGTATTCCCACTTTTTAGTATCAGCCGACTTCTTGAAGAAGCAGTCGCCATACTTTGACATAATGCGACCAATGCGGAAGATGCGATTGCTAAAGTCTTGAACGCGAGACCATTGTCTAAGAGCCGCACGAATAGTAGTAACGGTATTTTCCGATACTTCCTGGTCATCTTCAGTTTGATACTCTATTTCGAATGGAAGATTGGTGGTTTCGTCGTCATTTGATATTTCTTCAGCGATAATATCAAGAGCACGAGAGATGTCAATATCATTATCCATGCTATCATACTGAATGTATCGTTGCATACGAGTTCCAGCGCCTTTCATTACTTGAGTTAGAAAAGCAACAGACGATGCAGCGTTTGAGAACCCGTTAGGTCCATTCATATTAGTCGAGTCAGCATGCAATTGAGTATATTGCTTCTGACTCGATACTGGAGTGATTATTCTGAAGTAACTTTGTAAAGTTGCCATTTAGTATTCCGTATTAGTTGATATATTCATAACGACCACCTCTGCCAAATAATGATGAATGACCTGGAATTGGTTTGAGACTTTTTGCATTCTTATAAGCTTCATCACTTGCTGTCACTAATGCGGCAAGCATATCAAGCTGGTCTTGTTCTATATTTAGTGACTTAGTTTGTGTGTCATTCAAAGTTGTTAGATAATTACCAAGTTTAGCGATAGTATCTTTTGACAGCCTAATAACTGGAGCATCAGCTTCGTTTGAACTACTTGAACTTGATGTTCCAGCAGTTGAACCACCTATTGGGGTTACTCTAGAAGCTGTTGACGCAGATGGTTGTGGACTATAGATTGATGGGGGATTCGTTCCTACCGGATATGAACTTGATATACCAGATGTTGGAGACGCATCACTTGAACCTTCTCCTCCTCCCGATGCACCATATAAACCAACACCTGCGCCAATCACTCCACCTGCTAAACCGACTAACGGGTTACCAGATAGCATTCCCAATGATGCACCGGACATCGCGCCTGATGCCATTGCAGCCAATTTTCCGCCAGTTGATACTTCGCCAGTTTCCGGGTTAGTTTGATTGTCAATAATAGCATTAGCCGCTAAACCTGAAGCTAATGCACCAACTCCAAAACCTGTTGGCTTCAACGCCCCAGCTAATCGGCTAACATTTCCAGCTCTTGGTCTTGCAGGTGTCGTTCTATTTCTAACCCCACCTCGTCTTCTTCTTTGACTTTCTTCTCTTCTACGTCGTTCAGCTCTTTCTTGTGCGGTTCCACCACTACTATCATCACCTGTCGATGATGACATACTACCAGTGTTCTTGTCAATATTGAACAACGAATTTTTCATGCTTCTGAAAGTTTCAATAACTGAACCTCCGGCTCTAAAAAGCAGAAGCAAGCCACCAGCAGCAAGAGCAATTCCACCAATAGCTTTTACAATCGGGTCAGTGATAACAGTCTCAATACTATGTCCAATGTCAATCAATGTTGCTGCCCAAGGCGGTATCTTGATATCTCCATCAACGGTTTGACGACCAAAAGCTTTCTCAGCAAACTTGCCTAAAGCATCGGTTGTTTTAGAAGCTTCTCGTCCTTGTTCCATCATAGCAAGTAACGGTCCTGATAAACCACCAACTAAAGACTGGATAATGTTCTCATCGCCATAACTTCCGCGTCTTCTAACATCAGCGCGTTTTTGCATTTCAACCGCAGCTTCCATTAGTTCTTTCTTCTCATCAGCTGTAGCTCTATCACCTTTACGAACTATTTGACCAAGTTGAGCTGCATTCTTCATTCCAAGAACACCTGCTAATTGTTGGAACTTTGCTGCTTGGGTAAATCTGTCTGCTAACTTTTCTTTGCCTAAATCCTGAATAGAGATAAGTGCTTTATTAGCGGATTGAGCTGAAAGTCCTAACTTGACGAAGTCTTCACGTAATTTGAACATCGCATTCATTCTTACTTCTCGCTCGTCTCGACCTATACCATTCAATTGCTCTTGAACAGATTGAGCGTCAAAAAGCTCATCATTAAGAGCTTTGAACTCTGAAGCTGAAGCACCTGTCAATACTTTCAATCGGCCATATGCTTCCGTTTGAGTCTTCATAGCCTTTCTTACTTTATCATTACTTGTGATGTCAATACCTGCTTTAGTTGCATTCTTTGCAAAATCAACCGCAGTCTTAGCAGCATCTTCATTACCCATGCCTAACAAAATCAAACTCTTTTGACCTTCATCTAAGGCATCTGCAAAATCACCAACATTATCACCAACGCTATAAGCCATTCTTCGGTTCTCTTGGAAGATTTTAGCAGTTTCTTCAAAACTAATACCTAACTGAACTTGTGCTTCTTTGAGTCTTGCAAAACTTCCTAAGTAATCATTTGCGCCAAGCATACCAATATCAGCAGCTTTAGTAAACTGGTCATAGACTTTGACAATGCTATCGCCAAGCATCATAACACCTAAAGCAAATAACCCAAATGGGCCTTTGCCTCCAAATAATGCGCTAGCGTATTTTCCAAACTTATCATGGAACGATTGTGTCATTTTAGCAATAGTCATATGCTTGACTGCAATCTCTTGCATTTTTATCATATCAGCTTTGATTTGATTTGTATGATTTCGAATAGCCTGAACATTTTGAACTCGTCCATGTTCATCCATCATATTAGTTTTTCTTGCAATTTCCAGAATCTCTCGTTGATGGTCTGTTAAATTACCAGTAGCTTGTTCAAGCTCGTATAGACTTTCAATGTATTCCGATGTTTGATTTCCGTGCTCTTTCAGTAATGCTTCAAATACTTTACCATCTTTATTCAGTTCATCAATTGCTTCAGACAAATCTTGAACCGAAGACAACTCTCGACCTAAATTAGTAAAGCTTGATAGTGTATCACTTGCATCAAGTAGCTTAGTAATATACTTATCATATGCCGCATTTTGAAGACTTGAACCTTCGACCATTCCAGCTAACATTGAAGACTGAGCGGAAATGGATTTGTTCATGCTCAAGTTATAGTCTTCAAAAGCATTCCAGTTTGCACGAACAGGTTCGGTCAAACTTGATAAAGCTCGACCTAATCTTCTCGAACTATTTTGGATAATTTCTGATTGTTCTATTTCCCCACGTCTAGCTTCAAGAATGATTTCACGTGCTATTTGAGCTTCTTCGCGTTGGTCAGCAAGAAGTTGTCTTCTATCATCTGATAACCTTTCTTCATGTCCTTCAACGCTATTCTTTAAGTCTTCAATAGAGTTTATCAAACTATCAAGAGTTTGTTCTAACTCTTGTGTAGTGCGGTTCTGTAGGGCTTCACGACGTCGTTGAGCAGCATCACTTTGAGTATTACTTCCGCTATCGTTAGTCCCACTTCCTGCTCCTCGTCGGTCACTTCCTCTATCACCACCCGAACCAACTGAAGCACTACCATTACTAAGTGCTCTTTCTATCTTTAGAAGAATTTGGTATGTTTCTTCTCGTAATTGTGCTTCAGAAACTGCTCTTGCCATAATTTGTATTTCTCTCTCTTGCTTTGCAGTGATGTTGGGTATATGGTGGGTATTTACAAAGTATAAATAGTTTTAGTATTTATTGTATAATCATAACTCTATATTATAAGGTTTCTTACATCATGTTAAATGAACACAATCCACTTCTCGCTAAATTAAAACTTCCAGGCCGAGTTCTTCAATTACCTTCTAGAGGTCTTCTATATTCGAACGGGGAATTAGATAGTAGTATTACTGCTGGAGAATTACATATTCAGCCAATGAATGCATTTGATGAAGTAGTTCTCAAGAATCCTGATATGTTATTTACCGGTAAAGCATTAGACCCAGTATTCTCAAATTGTATTCAAGGAATTATAAAACCAACTGAACTATTTGGTAAAGATGTTGATGCTATTATGCTATTCTTGAGATTAGTGACTTATGGACCAAGTTATGAAATTACTGCCAATCATCGTTGCGAAAACGGAAGACAACATACATATACTATTGATTTAGAACAAGTATTATCAACAATAAAGTATCTTGACTCAACTATTCTAGAAAATCAGTTTGTGGTTAGATTAGAAAATGGACAAATAGTAAAACTTCAACCTGCTAGATATGACAAAATTATTGAAGTGTTACAAGCAAACGAAGGCAAAGAAAAACTCTCAGTTGAGGATATTCAAAACAATATCTTTATGAACCTAATGAGTGTTATTCAGAGTATTGACGGAATTGAAGATAGAAATTTGATTAGCGAATGGATTAGATCTGCTGGAGCAAATCATATTGACCGAATAGCAGGATATCTTGATGATATCAATAATTGGGGATTAGATTTGACATCTACTTTAGTATGTCGTGATTGTGGTGAAAAATTTGATGTTGAACTTCCATTGAACCCTATAAGTTTTTTCTCCTAATGCTCCGTTCAGGTGAATTAGCACGAATTCAAGCACTAATTGACCAGCTCGGAGCAGAGATAAAATCAATCATTCAAAGTTGTTTAGAACTATCTTGGTATTCTCGTGGTGCATGGGATTATCATACAACTTTGCAAATGACAGCGGGTGAACGTGACATTGCTTCCGACTTTATCAATAAAAGATTAGAGCAGGAAGCTAAGAAACACAACCCTGTGTATTAGCGATTAGGAGTGTTTTTGAAAGAACGTTTTAACGAACGGTAAGTGCCGCGAACTGAAGCAGGTTCGTTGGTCATTTGCCCATAAGCAACAAACGTTGCATTGTATTTTGGACGACCTGTTTCGCTATCAACAATTGGACCACCATCAATATCTTTCAATAGTTCAAAGTGATACTTGCGACGGCTTTCGTTTTCAACCAATTGTCTGTCTAAGACAATGCCACTAGAAGCAGCCATAACACGAGCAGCTTTTCTTAATGCTTTTGCAGTTTTTAAGTTCATATGGGTATTTCCTAAAAGTATTATTGAAGTTATATTATATCACAATATCCAAAAAGAGTTATGTTTTAGAAGCTCTAACAAATGACAGACTTTATCGCCAGATGGTAAAGTCATATGTTTGCATGGGAGTTCAATGTGAGGTCTTACTGCGGCATAGTAAGGGGTGTTGTTCCATTTCATAATCACAATTCCTTCTTTATTGACCTTGACTTTATCAACATCAACTTCATCAAGCCAACCATACACACTATGCTTTCCGACAAAGAGGGACTCAAAGCTATCAGGAGTTTTGTATGCTTTAGTCTCAATCACAAATCGAAACTTTACTCCTGCTTCTTCTTCATTACTTGGCACTACATCACCAACATAATGTTCAAGTGTTTGCTTAGAGAACATATGTCCTCTAAACCCAAAGTTCTTTCCGCCAGTAATTGCACCAGATTGTTGTGTTCTTACGAATTTAAGGGGTGCCAAATGTTCTGCTAAAAGTTTTGAGAGCTTCAGTTCATTTGAAGAACCTTTACTTTTGGAATTTATTCGCTTCTTCTTTATAGGTATTGTTATAGTTTCTGTTTGCATATTAGTCCGCTAATCGATAGTTTTGTTCAAAATGAGTCTTATCAAGTTGGATTAGAGTTGAAGCATCATCGGTTGGATAGCCGAGATAGTCACCGAACTTTACGTGAATGGTATGTCCATGTTCATCTTGCAGTCTAAGAGGTTCATGTTCGTTATATTGAAATGCTAAGATTTGCCCTTTTGAACGATATGATGTATAGCCTTCTGCATCTGGTTTGCTATCGCTTTTTTCGATTTCGTATTCAACTTCAAACTCGTGTTTTGGAACAACTTTCATTGCATTTGGATTTTCGCTATCACGAACAACTAAGTCACCTTCTTTTGTCACAATGTTCTTTGACGGAACACCAGGAAAGTTTTGATGGATTTCTTCTCCAACATTTGCTTCCTTAGCTTGTAAAGTTTCATTCTTTACATAAGGTTGAAGACTGCCATTACCATCAGCTTCTTTGAACATATCTTGAAGATGGTCTTTCATGCTTTTATGTTCATCTTTAGGTGCATCCTCTTTATCCCCACCTTCTTGCTGTTGTTCTTGTTCGCCTTCTTCAGTTAGTGATTGACGGCGAAGTTCTAATAGTTCTTGTAATATGCTCATGTAAAGTAATCCTGTACGTATTCGTGGAAAGTTATTACTATTTACACTCTTCGCTTTGCAAACTAACGGTACTAAAGCCATTCTCCTTTATGACCAACATCTTTCTATCAAACTTATCTTCTACACCTTCACGATGCATAATGACCCAGGTTGATAGTTCATCTTCTTTTGTCTTTTGGTTTAGTAAAGCAACAACACTTTCAACCCCGGATGCACATAACGAAGCATCAATTTCATCGACAAACAGTAAGTTATCTTTTGCATGTAAATGATGTAAGACATCTCTAAAAGCTAATGACATTGCAAGATTGACACGTTTCTTTTCGCCAGCGGATAAGTTACCAAAATCAAGTTCTCGTCCATACTGAGACACCATACAAGTCATATCATCTTTGAACTGTATGACATGTGGTAATCCTAATTGCTTAGCATAAGTATTCATTCTAAGATTTAGAAACGGGATAGTTCGACTGATAATGCGACGTCTTAAGAAGCTATTCTTATCAGTCAAAAGTTTCAAAAGAAACTGTTGGTGTTCAATGGTGCTTTTCAATTCATCTAGTTTCTCATAGCTAATAGAACTTTCATTTACTTCTGACTCCATTTGTTCATATGTTTCAAAGTATGGATTTTCTGCTAGTTCGAGTTCGCGTAATTGAACTTGTAAGGTATTCATGTTTGCTAATGTATCAAGTAACACTGGAAGATTATCATATGTCATACTTTCGTTGACTTCTTTCAATTCAGCTTGGATGTTAGTTAGCTTAGTCGTTTCTGTCGCTAGTTTTTCTTCATGCTCTTCTAAAGAAGCAACAAGAGCTAACAGCTTCTCTTCAATGTCATGTAGCTTAGAAGCTGCATCTGCCATGTTCTGTAAGCAATACGGACACTTGTCATCTTCCAAATGCTGTTGCTGTTTTAGGAGTGTTGCAATATCTTTATCAAGTCGTTCTTTAGCTCGTGTTAGCGATGCCTTAGTTGAAGAGGTTCGTTGTTGTTCTTCTGACAACTTTGTCTTACGTTCAAATAGTTCTCGTTCATTAGTAAAGTCAATGCCTTCTACTGAAGCTAATTGCTTGCGATAACTTATTAGCTTAGCTTCTTTCTGTTCTTCCCAACTAATGACCTTTTGTTCAAACTCTGCTAAACGTTTCTGCTTCAGCTTTGACGAAGTTTCTCGTTCTTTCAATAAGGCTTCTTCTACCTTTGCATCACTTTCACTAGTTTGAATAACCTTCTTCAGCTTTTGAGCTTTTTCGCTTAAGACTGTAATGTTGAATAGTTCTTCAATATGAGCTCGTTGCAAACTAACCGGTAAATCAAGGAATGGCGTAGTATTACCAGCAAAGACAATTACTCTAGTAAAAAGTTCATAACTTCTACCATAGATACGTTCTATCAATGCATCAGTTTCGTTAATACTATCTGGAGTAATATCAATTCCATTTTCTTCTAAAGTTACACCGTGAGATTCACCTCGCTTACGTTTGATTTCATATATGTCAGAACCTTTAGAAAAAAGATACTCAACTTCCATCAAAGTATTCTTTGCCGCATTAGTGATATTGATTAGTCGAGGTAAGGTGATATTATCAAAAGCTCGATTATAGACGGCATATACAATAGCATTTAGAATTGAAGTTTTACCAGCACCATTTCTAGTATTAGTATCTATGTTTTCTCCGTAAATGAAAGTAGAAGTAGAGTCTTCAAAATTGATTTCAGTCCATTGGTTACCAAATGACATGAAGTTTCTAAAACGTAATCTTATTGCTTTTAATCTTTGCATAATTCTATAATAGTTTGTAGATTGATACTAATGTGGTAGGGTTAATAGTTGATGTTGCTTGAACCCCAGTTTCAATAAGTTTCATAACAGTTTCATCTAAAGAACTTAAGTCTAATTCTTCAAGCTCAGCAATACTTTCTTCAAGAGCCGCTTGTTGTTCTTTGACATTTTCTTCAAGTATTAACTCACGTAAGTCGTATAACTCCATAAACTCTTGCTTTAGTGCTTGAGCTTCAGAGTAAGTTACTTCCACATCTAATAAACATCTAACTCGTGCTTTATTCTTAGGTTTTACTAATTCATCAAGTAACGAGCTTAACTCAGTTTTTAGATAAGTTGGACCTGCTTCATAATCAATAAAAGATACTTCAGCTGTACTAACATTTAAGATACAACAACCTCGTTCATAATCGCCAGCATCTGCATATGAAGTGCCGAACGGATTACCTATGTAGATAACATTATCAGTTGCTTGTCTTTTATGATAATGACCAGAGAAGATATGAGTTGGACCATCAAATAATTTATGATGATATCCATGTTCGGCTCTTGCATTAGTACCAGTCAAATAAAAGTTTCTAAACTCAAAATGACCAAAGACATATTTAGATTTATTAACTTGTGGTGCAACTAATGGATATTCATCTTTGAAAAGATAAGGCAATAATAACATATCATTAAGTTTAGCCGGAGCATCGATAATATGAACATTGTTCAATTCTTTGAAAGTTTCCGCTGAATGGATTTCTCGATTATGTCTATGATATAAATCATGATTCCCTACTAACATTAATATTGGAATACCTAACGAGTTTAATCGTCTAAGAGCGTTAATTGAATAGTGTGCAGTCAAACTATTGATTGCACCACGATGTTCAAACCAATCTCCAAGAAAGAAGATACAATCAACATCATTCTTTGCAACTTGTTTTATAAACCATTCAATATAAGTTGCACAATCTATATTATGTTGAACTGAATTATGATGATTTCCCCAATGAATATCAGTAAACATTGCAATTTTACTGATTGATGAAATATGAATACCGTATTCTGTACAAATGTCAATGAAAGCAATATCATTACTCATTATCAAAGAACTCCGCATGTTTTTCGCGATAACTATCGTGTTCTTTTTCCATATGTCCAAGCGATGCATTTACTCCATTATCTAAAAGTAATGTATCTCGAATTTCGCGTTGTTTCTTTTCTTCTGCAATAACCATTAAGAAACTATGATAACAACATTGCGTAGTATAACTGAATGGATTACTAGATTTTTCAGGGTTGAATTTGAGACCGTTTTGAAGTAGATTGAGAACTGCATTGGAAATCATATCATCACGAATAGATGATAGATGAGCATAATTCTTACTCATTGAATAACGAGTAGCAATCTTCAAAAACATTTCGGC